TTCTATAGGGTCGAAACCAATACCAGTTGCGCTGGTAACGATAGCACGAAGTTCGCAGTCGTATCCACCACCACCACCAACTTCAAATGATGCGGAGGAATACCCTGAACCATAGTTGGTCATTTCAATTCTAGTTACCACACCTTCGGATACATGAGCAACAGCTGTTGCACCCACACCATTTCCGATTACGGTCAACGTAGGAGCTACGGTATAACCCGAACCACCGTTCTCTACAGATGCACTGATAACCTGTCCACCAACTGCACCAAGTTTAACAGTAGTCTGTAGGTCTTCGATAGGGTCTCCCGTAGGAAGACTTGGTTCTGCTTCTTGGACAGGAATGTGATTAGACGATAGGAACTGGAAGATGGTCTCTGGTCGTAGAGAATATAGGAATTTCCATGTATACCCGTCTACCGTAGTAAAGTGTTGTTCGTAAGGCACATTAAGCAGACCATAGTTAGGTTCTACCATAGATGGTTTAGGTGACCCGTCTAGGTTCTTAGCGTGGTCTAAGCAGATGTACACTTCCTTTGCATCGTTCAATACGTACCAAGGTGTGGTGTTCTCTGGGTCGACTGAATCGTCCCATCCGGCGTAAGTAGTACCGGAAGACCAGTTTACTCTTTTCGCTACGAATGTAGACCCTTCTACTTTCTTGATTGATTGTAGGTTGTGACGAAACTCTCTTTCTTCAAATGGAGAGTCGATAGGGGATATAACCGTATCTTCTTGATTGAAGAGGTCAGACTTACCAATACCGATATAATATTCATTGGAAGATGTCTGGATATCAGTAAGGAGACTTCTCGCTAAACTCCTACCCATTGTTTGTCTTACTATAGCTGGCATCTTTCTATCCTGTGCAGTGTTGAAAACATTTGTAGTTATTTATAACAATTATAAGGCATTATTTTTAATTTTCTATTTTGCATCAAAGAAAAATGTCTGAAATAATCGTCCACTTTCTTTATCTACCCCAAAGCCAGGGATTGTGGAGCGATGATAGTTCATGGAATCGTATATAATTGCACGGTTGTAAACATTCTTTACTTCGGTCACTGTCTCCCAATCATCAAGAGAGGTAGACACTTCGTTGAAGTCTGGGAGACCTTCTTTGTGCTTCATTATACCTGTTGTCTTATGTCGATACATTGAGGTACCTGAGTCGAGCATAGGGTTGGGGTGTAGGTATACTACTGCTGCATATGACATCGCATCATGATGAACCCAAGTAGTGTCTCGCCAAGTAGTATACTGAAACGATGTGTTGTACTCATCCAGAGGGAAATGCGTAATCTCTTTATTCAATACGTTTTCAAAAGTTTTCTTTATTTCTTCGATATAATTTTCATCGTCCGAACACGGTTTAGTCCGGAGGCCAGGATAGTTCCCTACAATATCGAAGTCTAACTGGAGAGCAAATTCTCGAACGGAATCTGGGTTTGCGTAAAAATCATCAATCACATATATCATATAATCATTCTCTAATAAAAAAGGGGCCGGAGCCCCTTACAAATTAATTGTCCATATCGGTATTTATAACTTACCTAAACGAACTCTTACTTTACTGTTTTCGATAATCTGTATGTTATCATCTTCAAATTTTATTTGTGAAGTTCCAGAAACGGCATCCTTAATTCCTTCTAGAGATAATATACCACCCGAAGTAATCTCGCCGAAAGGAACGTCGGTAGTACTATTGATACTTCCACCTTGATACTGATAAACGCGTCCTGTTCCCACAGACCAATATATGTCGTTCTGTAGTACCTCGTTAGTACCACGGTATTGTCGGACTAAATCTGACTTAGACCCTGCACCATAATCTGGGTTTATTGAACTGTCTGTGTCAAATACAATTGCATTACCAGCAGAACCTGCTGAACCAGTAGGCCCCTGTGGCCCTTGTGCACCCTGCGCACCAACATTACCCTGTAGACCAGTAGCACCCTGTAGACCAGTAGGGCCCTGAGCACCTTGAGCACCAACATTACCCTGTGGCCCCTGAAGACCAGTATCTCCTTTCGGGCCTGCATCTCCTTGTGGGCCTGCTATACCTTGTGGCCCTTGCGCACCTGTGTCACCTTTAGCACCTACGTCACCTTTTGCTCCGGCGGCTCCAGTTGGCCCTTGGATACCAGTATCCCCTTTAGGCCCGGCATCTCCCTGAGGCCCAGCGATACCTTGAGCACCTTGTAGACCAGTAGGGCCTTGATCACCAACGTCTCCTTTAGCACCAACAGAACCTTGTGGCCCCTGTGCACCTTGTGGCCCGGTGTCTCCGGTTAAACCTCTTGGGCCAACCAAACCTTGTGGGCCTGCAACGCCTTGTGGGCCTATGTCACCCTGTGCACCGATATCGCCTTGGTCACCTTTCGGGCCAGTATCACCTTGTTGACCCTGTGCACCCTGAAGTCCTATTTCCCCTTGAAGTCCTATTGCCCCCTGTGCACCAACAGCACCCTGTTGACCCTGAGCGCCTTGGAGACCTATATCCCCCTGAAGACCTACATCTCCTTGAGGGCCTTGGATACCTTGTTCACCTTGAAGACCAATAGGGCCTTGAGCTCCTTGCTCACCTTGTAATCCAGTTGGGCCAATAGGGCCCTGAAGACCCTGTGGGCCTTGAGCTCCTTGATCACCAATCGGGCCTTGAGCACCAACTGTTAGAAACGCATCTAAGAAACTACTTGACGTAATATTTGAAGCAACAGCAGCAATCGCATATATCTGCCAGTTGATGTTAGTAACACCGCCTGGCACTGCGGTTGGGTTTGGATTCCACAAGTAAGTACCACCATTAGTTTGGTAGATACCACCAGTCAAAGATGACCCTGTAGGTTTTAGGTTATTCGGGTCATAGTCCCTAGGAGCATTAGTATAGTATGGGAAGTTGGTTTCACCAGTTGCACCGGCAGCACCCTGCTGGCCGGAACTACCTTGTAAACCAGTTGGGCCTGGTAGACCAGTCTCCCCTTGTGGGCCTTGAGCACCAGCTTCACCTTGAAGACCTTGGGCACCTTGCAAACCTACCGCACCGTCTTCACCTCTAGGGCCTTCTTCTCCTTGCAGACCTCTTAGTCCCTGTTCACCTTGTTGTCCTCTAGGGCCTTCTTCTCCTTGAAGACCAGTTGGGCCTTGAGCACCCTGTTCACCAATATCACCTTTAGGGCCTACCGAACCAGTCGGCCCAGTAGGGCCTTGGATACCTTGTTCACCTTGAAGACCAATGGCACCCTGAAGTCCAGTTTCACCTTGACTACCTTGGACACCGATTTCACCCTGTGGGCCAGGAAGTCCCTGCGGCCCAGTTTCTCCCTGATTACCTTGAAGACCCTGAAGACCTATAGGGCCGATTGGGCCAGTATCACCTTGTTCACCTTGGTCACCTTTGATACCTTGAAGACCAGTTGGCCCTACCTCACCTTGAGCTCCTTGCTCACCTTGGTTACCTTGGACACCAATTTCTCCTTGAAGACCTATAGGCCCTTGAGCTCCTTGCTCGCCTTGGTCGCCTTTGATACCTTGGTCTCCTTGGGGGCCAGGAAGTCCTTGTGGGCCTTGAGCACCGACTTCACCTGCTAATCCTTGTGGGCCTTGTTCGCCAGTATTACCCTGAGCACCCTGTTCACCAACAGCGCCAGGAGCACCGGCAGGGCCTTGTTCACCAGCAGGGCCTGCGGCACCCATCATAGCGATACGTGTTGGTGGTTCCCACGGTGCTGGAATAGAGTCTCCGGTCGCTGGGTTACCGTTTACAAATCGTCTGCATTGCCAAAGGACTGGGAAAGAAGTGCTTAGGTCTCCTTGGAAAGTAGTCCAAGAGATTCCATCAACCGCACCGGCCGGAGAAGGTAGACCATAAGTCCAACTATCACTAGGAAGTTGGGTCGATAGGAAATCCCCAGCATCATCGATACTGGAGATTGTTTTAGTATAAATGTACTCAAAGCCAGACGCATCATATAGATCTGTAAATGTTATAGATTGTGAGGCTCTTATGGTTGCCATTTTACTTCCTACTAATTAGATTAGTTTATGGTGTAGTTACTGTAACGTTACAACGAATACTGATTGGTGCGCCAGTATCTGGGATATCAGACGGGCCAACGATTACTTGGTTAGAGTTAACTTCGGTTGCACTTGTGCTACCATTAGCAGCACGTCTTGCTGGACTACCACCAGAACCTAGTGGGGTACCGGAAGCGTCTGTCTGTACTTCTAGACTTGTGTTAGCAACGTAAACCTGATCGCCCGAAATCCATTCCCAGTCATATGCTACAGACATACCACCAACACCGTCGCTGAGTTCAGAACCATCGTTCGCGTCATATACTTTCGCGGTCAATGTGACTGGGTCACCTTGGTTATTGCGGAATACTACAGGGTTGTTTGCTTCTAGTTCAACATATACTGCTGCACGTCCGGCACGAACCTTACTGAATGTAACTGCATCTTTACCCTGTTCACCACTTACACGAATTGCAAGAGTTGCGTTTGAGTCACCGATGTTTTCTGGTTTAATCTCTAGACGAGCACCAGAAGTTGCAGTAGTTGGTAGAGAACCAGTTGAGAATGCACCAGAGGCATCATTATCAAAACCAGCAATACCACCAGCGTTATCTGAAGTAGCAGTCTGTTCAATGAACGGAGAACCATCCAAAGAAGTTTCGTAAGTCAATGCGCCCGGAGAACCAGAAATATCAAATAGGACAGTACTGTTGTTCTGACTACCTAGAATCTTACCATCTGCATCCGCAGAGAAGATTTGACTAGATGGGATTAGGTTGATGATTGTACCACCAGCACCATCTTGAATACGGTTAACAGAAAGTTCTAGTGTGAAAGTTCCGACTGTACCACCGTTGTTATATGTAACAGGTACAAGAACAATAGCTGAAGCAGGTACGCCGATTGCGTCAGCGTATACAACACCAGCACCTTTAAGTACACCACCACCAACATCTGTACCGGCAGATTGTGATACTAGGAATTCCCAACCACTTACTGCTGAGATAGAACCTAGTGTGAACTGTCCCTGTTGTGGGGTAGAACCAGTTGCGAATGCCTGTTCAGTACCACCTACGAATACTTTAACAGAACATGAAAAGTCGCGTCTTGTAGAGTCAGATACCACGCCTGCATCATTTGCAGCGAATGTGTGGTTTTCATTAGTTAGGAACGCGGTTACCGAACTTTGACCATCGGCCAAATCGGTTAGGGTTATGGCGGCGGTTGCCGTTCTAAGTGCCATTGTTAATCCTCTTGTTTATCGTTAATTGTTAATTGCAAAGGTAAGGTACCCGAATTAGGAACCGCCTGCGCTTCTATGTTTAAAGTTTTTAACTCCCCGTTAGGGAAGTTGTCTACGTCTCCAGAGTTAGTGGCGGGAACGCCAAACCCTATAGGACATGTACCATCAGACCCCACAGTTACAATGTTTCCATTGATATGTGAGACGTACCGCGTTGTTTCATGGACACAGACAGGTACACCGCCACTAGTCCACTCATAATTAAATTTATTATAGTCAGCCGAAGAAATCTCGGTTCCATCAGATGTTATAAATGCTTTTACTTCTGTCTCCCCTATATCATTACGGAAGATGTTTCCGTTAGGGGCTACAATATCAACCATTAGGTTAGGCAACCCACGGTCATAAATTAATACTGGGTTAGACCAGTTATCAGCAGGAACCTCTTGAGTGTCCTCTGTACCAATAACAGTAGTCTGTATCATGAACACATAACGACCAGTTGTAGGTAGGTCATCGCTCCAACCATTGAAGTTAGATGTGGAACCCACTGTAGTAACTAGGTCACCAGTCTCGAATGTATATGTTGTGGAAACGTTTATATCTTCTTCGGGGGGGAGTGTCTCTACTTCGGAACTCTTGTATATGAGAAGATTCGCTGTACCTGATCCACCATCTGGGTCTATACCATCCAGTTGTACAGTTATCTCATCCTCTACAATCTGTTTGAGGTCTTCGGCAGATATACCACCACCTCCACCTAGAGAAACTAAAGTGTACAGTTCAGCAAAGTTGTCGTTAATCTTTTGGCTCGCATTGCGAAGAGTGTCACCTTGACCATCGTTCGCAGCACCACCCGTATTAAGTATTTGTCTAGACATCTGAGTTCCCTATTTATTTAGTCTAAGTATTTATAAACTATAGATAGTCATCGCCATCTAAGGTTTCGTATCCTGAAGACATGTCTAGGTTCCCGTCATCCAGTGACGCAGCTTTAACACTGACCCAATCTGCAACAGTACCATAGTCGTTCATAAGGTCTTCTAGGGAGACATTGGTGAACCTGTTTAGAGTCTCTAGTGAACTAATAATGATTCCAGTATCCACCCCATCTTCTTCCATAGTCAATAGATTGTATCTGGAAGTAATTGCGGTTGGTAGAGCAGTACCCTGAATCGCAATTGGATAGTTAGGTATTTCTAGTGGGTCAGTCGTAACACCCGCACGTAGGTTGATGTCCGCAATACCTTGGGTCTCAACTTCGGCAGATAGATAGAATCCAGCAGGGTGAACCAACTTCTTATAGAGAGCTTCATAGTCATTTAAAGACATACCTGTTTTCAAAAGAATAGAGAATATCTGATACTTCTTATTGTCCTGAATATACTTTAAAGACTCAGGCCCAATCAGTGAACCACCAGGCTGATCATTCAATATGAAGATGTTTCTCTTCGGATATGATACCTCGACAGTTTCATTGTAGAATGCTTTGAAGAACTGTTCAGCAGATAACTGTGTACCCTTGTTACGGTAGAACTGAGATAGAAGTCTTGCCATCAACCGTGGGTTCTGATAGAATGAGGACGATTCTAAACCGTCACTGATTTCTCCTATCAAAAGGTCTAGATGTCTGATATCAGTAGACGAAATGTTTCTTATATTAAACAAATCTTGAATTTGTTCATTAAATGAAACAGATCCGTCTTCTCCAGTATACTTGTAATATGACTCGATGAACCTAATAAGGTCGGGATATTGTTCCTGAAAGAACTCAGGAAGTATCTCAGTTACATGACTCTGATGAAACTTAGTATTCGTTCTGTACTGATTAGTAAGGAATTGTGACATTACAATAGAACCTTAGTGACTCCGGAATCGACAGTCCCTTTGGTAGTCGATGCTTCGCTGTCCAGAGTGAAGATGTAGTTTCTCAATGGACTAATTGTACTCTGGTTCGCGGGGGTTGCACTCACTTTAATACCCTCGCCTACGTACCCAGCCTTGTCCACACGCAATGCACTCAAAAACACCTCACCCTTGGCAGGGTCGTATGAACCTATGTTAGGTATCCGTACAACACCGTTAAGGTCGACTAGTTGTAGTCGAGTTGAACCCAATTCATTCTTAACCAATACGTTCAGACCATCGGACTTGAATACCGTAGTGGTTACTACAAATTCGTCCTTGTCTGGAGCAGATAGAATGACAGGGAAGTTGAGTGTGTAGTCCTGTTCAATGTAAGGGTTGAAGGGAATACCTGCAGCTGCTTGAGCTTCTTCCAAGTCTGCAACCAACTGAGTGATGTTGATTAGTTGTTGTACCTTGACATCCATCCTAGAGTTTAGAATAACACTAGAGAAACTGTCTATATCAGACAATAGGTTCGAACGTCTAAACACGGAATTGAATTGGTTCAGATTAACTGACATGTAACTCTGAATAAGTTCGTCTACCTGTGTCTGTAGAGCTTCCGGAGTTGTCGTATTTTTGATAGGGTCGATGTTGAAGAACGTCTGTAGTTCTAGGTACGTATACTGAGGTTCAACGAACTCGGTATCGATGGACATGATAGAAAGGTTAGAAGTCAATTGACTCTTAATCATATCTTCCACCATTGTCTTAGAAGAATCGTCTACACCGTCTAGGAAGTTTAGGCTGACAAACACTTTACCGTACTGTGGAGGTACATTGTCGTTACCACCCCATGTAGTCACGTCATTGACATACGCACCGTAACTACTTAGAATCAATCCTGTGTAATCGTCTGCGGTGACCAGTCGGTTCTGCGCAGAGTATGCAAGTGGAGCATTCAACTTGATTGACTGGAGAGTCTCAATGTCCGAACCACCCGCTGAGTTAGAAGTTGTGGTTACGTCTATAACATAATCAGTCTCTCCGAATTCATTCAACGTAAATAACTTTGCACCATTTGCGGCAGCTCCGTTGGTTGCAATGTATTCTACCTTAATGACGTTACCCGTCTCTGGTCGAATACCTAGTACGTTACCGTCTCCGAATATAATCTCGTAGTCACCATTGTGGGACTCACGTACCATGTACACGCGTGAATCGTCGGTAATGGTTGCAACCCGTTTGATGTCTAGGTACGCGTTAGACTGGTCGGTGGTACCGTTAGGGAACACGTTGACCAACATCGTAGAAGTGTCTATAGTGCTATCCGGTATCACATAAGGTACATCGATGTTACTATCAGCAAGGAATGTCTTCAACTTGTTCTTACCTTCTACCAGAGTAACTCCAGTGAAGGTGAAAGTATCGCCATCGTTGACCGCACTGTAGTTCTCTGTAGTAAAGAACTCATAGTTGGTCTCATCAATAGATGCGAAGAAACTTGTACCCCTAGCAAGGGTAAATGTGTTTGGTGCAGAGGAAGGTATTGTGATAGAGACATCAACTATCGCACGTGCAGCCGTGATTGACTTAGGGCTATACCCTAGACTCTCTGCATGGGATACAACAGACGAACGCAACTGAGAGGTACTCAGGAACGACTCATTGATAGACATGTTAGCAGTAAGACCATTGATATGGGTGTTGTATGCCAGTACGTCTAGAATGTTAGATAGACCACTCGCATCAAAATCATAGTCCTCAAACTCCCCACTGTTTCGGAAGTACGTTTTTAGTTTGGACTTGATATCATAAAAATCTAAGTCAGAGGTATTAATAGTCATTATCTTGCCCTTGCAATAGTTAAACCTAACGTAACAATCTTGGTGGTATTGACCACACCAAAGATTACCGTTATGTCTGCCGAATTATAATCTGGTTTAATAGAAACCTTTACTTCTCTGAGGTCTGCTCTAGGTTCATAGTTGTTTATGGTAGAACGTACCCGTTCTTCTATGTCGTCCTCATCCAAGTCAGTAGATAGGGAGAACAGTATACTTTCCAAACCCGCACCATAATACGGACGAAATGGCATAGACCCCTTCTCTGTCATTAAGAGGTTCTTTACAGATTGACGGACTGCGTTAGCATCAGTCGCCTTGTATATGTCACCTGTAGTAGGATTCGGTGTAAACGAACAATCAATATCTTTATTGATACGGACAATCGTGGTTGTGATTGGTTTGTTCTGTAAGTTACCGTCTTCTATTGAGAATGCTTTTGCCATAATGGTTAAACTCTTTTTGTACTATTTATACAGAAACCGTAACATCGATTTCAGGTAATTCAGGTAAAGTTAATTCAAATGATGTCGGGATTCCTATCAACTCAAGTACATCGCAGAATGTCAACACTAAGAAGTCAAGTATGGCGCCTAATCCAATGGCATCTAAGAATGACTTAATCTTCTTAATCCACATGAAGATTAGTTCTTTCTGCCATTGTGCGAACCAGTCTCGTGCCGCACGTACCAGTTCATTTATCTGGTCTTCCGGACATAATACATTGGTTTCAATATCACCCCCAATGATATCTAGAAGGGACATCCCGAACAACTCCACCTTTCGGAGTTCATCTATGACGTACCCGTTGACACTAAACTCTTCAAAGTCCTTCTGTAGTTTAGCTATCTTATCGTCAATCTCTTTTCTGGCATCTCCCACCAGATTCTCAGCATCTACCGTGAGTTGTTCTATCTCAGCTAGGATACCATTGGCATAATCTTCGGCCTGTTGTTTGAACGTATCTATTTGTCCACGTATGAACGTTTCGACATCGAACTCTAATAGAGTAGGTAGACTAGGTAGACCCAAGGCATCCCATATCGTTTTGAACGCATCAATCAATGCACCGAATGCTGCCTGTAACGTATTGGTACACCACTTGATTAACTCGTTTTTAAAATATGCCCAAGTTAACTTACCCTTCCACTCATCACATTCAACACCAAATTCTCCGTTATAGTACTGATATCCTTTGGGTACCAGAGCATAATACTTGTCTACCTCATCGGTGATTTGTTTCTTGACGCTCTCTTGTTCTTCCTTCTCTAGTATCTTGAGTAGGTCAACGTCTATACCCATAATGGTTACGGTGAACCCTATCGGTATCACTTTAGATATCAGTTCAAGTATCTTTGCGGGGATGTATATGTGGAACTCATCAATCAGTTCCGACCATGCATCGTTAGCTTCTTTCTGCCAGTTACGTATCTGACCGTTCTGCCAATAGGGTGATAGTATACTGGACTGTAATTCAGCAAAGTCTTCTATCTGTTTAATGGCATCATCTATCTGTTTCTGTACCTCGGCATCCAAGTCTGGGGTCGAAACGGAGTATGCCTTCAACTTGCTAGGTATCATCAGGATATCATTGTACACCTGAACGAACTCAGCCTTGGTAGGTAGAGTTGTACCAGAACATGGAAGTTCAATATTCATGAGTTCAGTTTGACCACATCACCGTTCACATTAACGACAGGTGCGGTGACATTGATTTCACCGGAGGCCTTGATTGTTATAGTTCTAGCCCCAGATTCAGTAGTATCAATCGTCATGTTACCGTCTTTGTCTATCTCGTAGTACGTACCCAACTTGTGTGATTCTTTAATACGTTCAGCACCATCCGTATCATCATACTCTTTGAAGTGTCCAGTCTCTGTCTCGTACACTTTGTTCAATGGGTAGTTCGCTTTCGCCTTCTCGTTCGTGTCCCCTTCTTTGGGTACAGTACCAATCACCATAGGCAACTGGGAGTTCTTTCCATCCAAGAACATGCCGAACACCTGTGTACCCACTAGGATACCTAGGTTCTGTCCTTTACCTTCATGGATACCTGTAGTGACGGGTACAACTATCTGGGCCCAAGGTAGGTCAGCCGGAAGAATATCATCGTATACACCGAACACATTTACTTTGACTCGACCCAATTGTTTAGGGTCTTTCACATCTACAACCTCACCAAGGAACCAACGTGATTGGTCACCATAAAACTCAATAAAGTTACTAGGTATCATCTCACTTCTCCATTAGATAGTTTTAAACCAGACATCGTCACGTAGTACGAATTACGTGATATCGAATGTTTACAAGCAAAGATGAGGAAGTCTCCGGACTTCTTCTTGTCATATACATCAGTATCGTTTTCATCCATTCGGTTACGTAGGAACCTGAGTGATATCTTTTTACCCAACGTGTCGTTCTGATTACCGTCTAAAAAGTCTATACCCTCAACTACAAAGTCAATCTTGCTCTTGGTGAGCATATGAGTCATGGCTCGGTTAATGATGTTTAATCTATACTGCGCTACCCCTTCACTCTCAGAGTACGATTTGTGGTTATGGTGAGCAGAAGTTCCGCCTATCTGACTTATACGCCGACTTTTTATATCAGCAGTGGTATCTTCATATCTACCATTATCAAACAACGGTGTACCCTTGTCGATGATATCATCTTTCTTTAGTGGTTTGATGACCTCTTCATCTACGTTGAATGTGAAGCGGTCTACCTTGTTCTTGGTTACATTAATGTAACGATAGTCCGAACCAATGAGTCCGTCCTGTATTAGTTTGAATAAGTTCTCTGTACCCTTTGATTGAAACCGTACAATGATTCTCTCGCTCTTTGCCGGAGGGTTCTCTGATTCACTTATCTGGCTCTCAGAGAATGTGTAGGGACGTTCCGAGTTCTTTGCTTTTGCTTTCATGAGAGACTTCAAGTCTTTCATCTGAAGGTCACTGTCAACCAACGTGGAGTACAGATAGAAGGGATACCCGTCTGAAGTGGAGGCTCGGTTCTTTACCCAACACATAGCATCAATCGGAGTTAGGTTAGGTACAATGACCTTCATCTGTTGGAAGTCTTCGGAGGATATATCGACTTTCTTCGCGAGAAGGTTAGTGGATATCTTACGGATAATCTGACTAGGCTTACCACTGTACGAACTATTAACATTGTGTAAGTTAGATATGTACCCAATGTCTTCTATTAGATGAAACACATAGAATTCTGATATGTCCGTACTCTTATCGGATAGGACTATCTTATCAATAAAGAATGTTTTGGAAACGGGTACTGTTTCTGCACGGTTGCTCTGTAGTCTGATATGTATCTTCTCACCACCAGCGATGTCCATGTTGGAGACAACACTATCCCTGTCGGTGTAACCCAATATAGCGGTTAGGTAAGGTTTGTCTAGATGTTCGAAGATATCGATATCAGAAACACCGTTCGCTATCTGCGCACTCTGCTTAGAGTCTTTCACTTCAATGATTACAGATTCAATGTTAATCGAATCAGCTGTATTGTCCGACATTACGACCTCAAGGCTTCTTTAAATAATTTCTCTACTGTGTTGATTTCTGTTGGTTTGACAACACGTATCTGTTTCAACTTATCATTCTCTTCCACATAGAAGTCTAGGTTCGTTATAGGTACCGCATTCATAGGTACACTCATATCCGTTAAATCTAAGTCTACGTGTTCACCATCTACCTCATAGTGATGTACCGAAAGATGCCCCTGAGTAGCAGCGACGATAACAACATTTTCATTGATGTCTGTATCGGAGACTACCATCTCGCCTTGTTGAAACGTCTCAACACCTTGAAGTTCCACGTAGATTTGTCCTAGGTCTAGGTTCTTGTGGGTAATGATGCCTACCGCATTACTTATCGCGCCCGTTATAGTGTCCCCTACTGCGAGGATACTGTGTATGGCGTCCTGTGTCGTGAGTACGTGGTCAGAGTAATCCGACTTAACTCTTTCGACAACTTGAGTGTATTCGAGAGGCCAACCTTGTTCACGTATCTTATCATTCATAAAGTAGAACGACCAGTGCATGTGTGGGTTCTTATACAACATGAATGCAGTCTGGTCTGGTCTCTCTCCACCTTGTATGTAATAGTCTTGGTAGAACGAGGAGTTAACTTTAATGTCGTCCAGAATATCTACATAGGTCGCAATGTTTTGTATCAGTGTTGATTCTTCTCCGTTACCGAAGGAATAGAACTGTAATGGGAAATCTTTAAAGTATGACATTAATAACCATCCTCATCCATAATATCGTCTCGGTTCAGGGTTCTCTCTTCCACGAAGGATAGAGATAGGTCAATCTCTACAGGGTATCCATCAGGATGGAATGCCATGCTACTTGAGTTGTAGTTGGTAGAGATTGCCTTCAGATGACACTTCTTCATCTTGGTACCGATACGTTTCTTAACCCCAGCCTCGTTCTCGTAGAATAAATCTAACTGGAACATGTGTGGGTACTTGTACCCTGCATTGATTCCAGCGACGTTAATTGTATCTGGATACGCATAACTACGGAATCGTTTTATAATCTTCTCTACTTCCTTTGCTTCCAACGAAGACTTAGGAATGAACTTGAACTGAAAGGCGAACTCACGAATGTTAACGCCCTTGAATACAGTCCTTGCATTAGGGTTCACGGTTACACCGAACGCAAGAGAGGCAGCATTACCAGTAGTTTGGTTAAACGCAGCTGCGGTTCGTTGTAATGCAAGTCCTGCGGCCGCACCTTGCAAGTTACCGGCAACCATATCTGCTATATTGGTCATCCCTTTCTCGAAACCGGCCCCTAGAGTTTCTAGTATACCTTTACCTTGACTCATCGCAGCTGTGGCACCCGCGCCATAGGGCCCGAGCTCCGGTTGTGCATAATTCAACCCATCCGCTTGGGTCAATGCGATAGGTAGGTACAGTTTAACCATGTTTCCGGTATCTTCTATATTTCTATCGGAGTATTCCATAGGAGACTTGGTGCCATGTTTCTCTACGTACCTAGCATCCATATGGTTCTTGATTCTAGCCTTCTGATCTCTGTAGTCACGATACTCTATTTGATTGTTAGCGAATTGTCTTTCAAGACCCTTACTTTGTTCATTCAACTCTTTATATCTTGCATCACCCTCTTCACCCAACATCTCACTAACTGTAGAGGAGTCGCCTTTTAGAGTAGGAGGCACTACTTCAAATACTTTAAAGGTTATACTTGCACCATATCTCTCTTGGTCATTGAGTGGATAAATCAACTTGTTAGGAGTTGAAGACAATGTATTGAGAGGGGAGGCCTGACCTTTCTCTGCTTCAGAGGGTGAATCTGAGATAGAGTCCCCTATTGAAGTTAAAAATTCTTTGATAGCCATCGGTAAATCTCGTGTTTATAAATAGGTTTACAGTATTTATACATGAAGTTAAGAATGAAAACATATAAAGGTCGATACAAACCAAAGAACCCTGCCAAATATGCCGGTGATGTAGACAACGTAGTCTATCGTTCAGGTTGGGAACGACATGTTATGAGATGGTGTGATGACAGTTCGGACATAGAACAATGGATGTCTGAGGAACTTGTCATCCCTTACATCTGCGAGACCGATAAGAAACCTCACCGATACTTCATGGACTTCGTCATCAAGTACAAGTCTGGTCGTGTTGTCCTAGTAGAAGTCAAACCCTTCAAGGAGACCAAGTTACCTGAACGTAAGCAGGGGAAGTCTCGTAGAACCATTCTAAACGAAGGCATGACTTACATCAAGAACCAGTCCAAGTGGAAGGCCGCATCCGAATACGCGAAGGATAGAGGGTACCACTTCGAGATATGGACTGAGAAAGAACTCACCGCTATGGGTATCATGCCCAAGTCTACCCAACGTATGCGTACCAAAAAACCGTTAAAGAAACTACCTCCGTTCAGAAAGAAGAAAAAATAACGTATAAATAGAAGTACGAATTTTAACGGAATCTACAATGTCCAACATATTTCAACGATTAGAACTACAAGCGTTCCGTGCGGGTATCACACCACGTACAAAAGAATCCCGTGAGTGGTTCCGTAAGAAGATCAAGAATCTCCGCAGTATCAATAGAGAAGCGTTGATGAAAGAAGATCCGTTGAAACAAACGGGTCAAGAAATCGTGGGCGGTATGTACATGTTCTTCTATGACCCTAAGCATAAGGATACACTACCGTACTACGATACGTTTCCGTTAGTTATTGTTGTAGGGCCTGCCGAGGGTGGGTTCTACGGGTTGAACCTACACTATCTACCACCTATCCTACGTGCGAAGATGTTGGATGCGTTGATGGATATAACAAGTAACACTAAGTTCAATGACTCTACCCGATTTAAAATGTCGTATGAGTTGTTGGTTAAGAGTAGNAAGTTGAAGTATTTCCAACCCTGTTTCAAACACTACTTGAACGATCAAGTAAAGAGCAAGTTCGCAATGGTGCCTGCGCCTGAGTGGGAAATCGCAACCTTCCTACCAACAGCACAGTTCAAGAAGGCGAACTCTAAGAAAGTATACTTCGACTCTCAAAAAATGATAGGATAGGCGGTTAATAGATGGCGGGCATAGAACAACTAAAAGGTAAGCTAACCTCTAAGAATGGTATCGCGATGGCAAATCAGTTTGCGGTCACTCTTCCATCTATAGGGAATTTAGACTCTCGTGAACTGAATGTCATATGTAAGGACGTTACCTTGCCTGGCAGACAGGTGATGAGTCTGGATAGAAATGTCGGTATATTCAATGAGAAGATCGCGAATGGATTTGGAGTAGAAGACGTTTCGATAACATTCTATGTGTTGAATGACTACGGTGTTAAGAAGTACTTTGATACGTGGGCAAACACTATAGTGGGAATGTACTACAAAGCAAAACCAGAAGCTTCGGCAGAGGACGCTGACCCCGCAGATAAGGCAGCTGTCAAACAGGCGCAAGAAGAATTTGCGAATAGTCTCAAGATGGGTGAGGTAGGATACAAGAACAGTTATTCGAAATCTATTACTATACGACAGTTACGCAAACCTATCGCACGGTTCGGTTTTGACCTCGGGCCCTTAGAGTTTAATTTCGATGTTGGGGGGGCTTCTATATACAGTGTAGAACTATTAGAAGCGTTCCCTACATCTCTCAGTTCAATCCAACTGAGCAATGACGGACAACTCGTTGAGTGTACAATGCAGTTCTCTTACACCAACTGGAAAGTGATAGACGATAAACGAAGTTTACTTGATGGAAAACTCAATCTAAACTTAGGTGGATTAATTTAATTATATAATATAGGATACATCATGGCTTTACCAAAACTGAATTCAGCACCAACATATGAAATGAAAATCCCCTCGACGGGTCAGAGTGTGGTCTACCGACCATTCCTTGTAAAGGAACAGAAGAACCTCCTCATAGCATTTGAGGCACAGAACCGCCAAGACTTAGTCAGGGCAGTTATACGAACAATCGAGGCATGTGTAGAAGATTCTATCAAAGGAACTCTAACAACATTTGATGTCGATTACATGTTCACTAAGATACGTTCTAAGTCCGTTGGTGAGACTGCTGATATACTCATACCCTGTGAAGAGTGTGACACTAATAATGAAGTGCGGATAGAACTTGATAAGGTAGAAGTCACTGGCGATATGCCTGAGATGTTGATACCAATCAATGACGATGTCACTGTTAAGATGAAGTTCCCGACATACGAGGAATTCTTATCTAACCAGACCCTTCTGGATAGCACGAGTGCAACCGAAGCGTTACTCCAACTCATCGTCACATGTTTAGATTCGGTGTTGACCGAAGAAGAAAGGTTCGCTATTAAAGACGAACCACAAGAAGAAATTGTAACCTTCTTGGAGTCTATGACTGCCGAACAGTTCGGAAAGGTTTCTGCCTTCGCTGCTTCGATACCGGCATTGACCCAAGACCTAGAATTCGCATGTGAATCATGCGACCATACTAATAAGAAAACACTGAAAGGACTTGACGATTTTTTTTGATAAATCTCTCTCATGACACCCTAGCCAATTACTACCAAGTCAACTTCCAACTACTGAATAATTTCAATTACTCGTTGGATGAAGTAGAAGGAATGATACCTTGGGAGAGAGAGATTTACTTGACGATGTTAGTTGACGATATCAACGAGAAGAATCAAAGAGCCAAACAGAAAGGATAACCAATGAGTCTTAAACGAGTATCAGAGAAACTTGGAGAACAGAACGAACTCTTAATGGAGATTGCTCTGGACATCTATGGGTATCTGGATAGTGCAATATCTAAGGTAGAGACCTCTAGTAAAACATTGGATGCTATAAACGCTACCAATAATAACATCTTAAATGTCGTACAATCGTTTCAGACTCAGGGCGGAGATGCCCTAGAAGAAAAGCGCGACAACAAACTGGCTGACAGCAAAATGCTCTCTGCCTTAGAGGGTATCCAAAAGAACACCAAGGGTGGTGCCACTAGCAAGAAGGGTTTCGGAGAGACTGCCGGTAAAGGTATCGGAGCAGGTGTTGGTGCTGGTCTAGGTTTCGCTATGAAAGGACTTGGTGCGGTCGCAACTCTTGGTGCGTTAGGTTTTGGTATCGGTGCATTCTTTACTGGTTTGGCATTAGGTGATAAAGCACAAGCGATGATTGGCACGGATATGTCTGCCACTAAGAAGAACATGATCACTCTTGGTGAAGCATTCGCAGAGACACCTACTGAAGGTCTTCTTGCGATGGGTGTGTTGGCAGGAGTAGGTGCAAAGTTCGGTAGTATGGAAGGTGCCCTCAAGATGGGATTCTTTGGTGCTGGTATTGGTGCATTCTTCTCTGGTCTAGCATTAGGCGACAAAGGAATGTCGTTACTGAATACTGACGGTTCTGCACTCAAGAACATGATGGTAAGTCTAGGTGAAGGACTCAATGCATTTAGTGGTACCTCATTAGTGGCACTGGGTGGTCTTATCGCATTCGGTAGTGCATTCGGTGCGGCAGCTGCTGTCGGTCTTCCTCTACTAGGTACTGGACTATCATTATTCTTTGGTGCATTTGACCTTGCTGCTTTGGCAGGTATAGACGGTAGTGGTCTAGGTACAATGTTAGGAAACCTTGCGACTGGTCTTGCACCGCTCAGTGAACTGAATGGTCTTAACCTCGGTGCTGTAGGTCTCTCTATGGTTGCACTAGGTGCCGGTATGACCGCTCTTTTTGGTGGTACGGCGATTGCTAAGGTTTTTTCCGTCATAGGGAGTGTATTCTCTGGTAAGGACGATGAGGACATGTTCACCAAGTTATATAATGGTCTGCTACCACTATCCACATTGAACGCAGACAACCTTAAAGGACTTGGAGATATATCTAGTGTTATCGATGGTCTGTCGGATTCTCTGGATAGACTTATTGACACGGACTATGATGCAGTCAACGATTCTATAGGCAAATTCGGTAAGACAATGGCATATGCAATACCTATGCTGGCTGCGATGAAAGGTCAAGGTACCGGAGAGGATCCTTATGTGGTCGGTGAAGGTTGGTTTGATGGTCAGAGGAAACT